GCGACACTCTCAGCCTCTTGTTCTGCGGCAGCCCTAAACCGTTCCAGTTCCTCCTGTTGGCGATCGTAAACAGGGTCCACATACGGAACCCTCCGAAGGATAGACCGCTTGTGGCAGTCTTCACCTCTCGGCGCGCCACCTTCCCCGTCGCTCTCAGGTCGATCACAAGCTGACATTCTCGACACCCGAGCTTTTGGCTTGGGTGGAGGCAGTTCAACGTGGACCGGACGCTGGTTGGGGGCGGGCGGTAGTGGCACGGCGCTTCTCGCTGGCGCAGGTGGAGTAGCAACCTCAGGCAATTCTTGTTTTGCAAAGAGTTTCGCCTGTGGTGCAGACTCATTGGGCGGGTATGTAGCAATGAGGTTTGGAGGTGGCGTGGCCACAAACAACCCTCTCTTGTCTGAGAACACAAATGGGTATCTCGGAAAAAACCGAGTTAATCCGCCCTTGAGAGAGCGCGTTACCCCTGTTCCCGCCACAACATCAGACGCATCGATTCTCCTCACGTGGAGAAGCTCTCTGTTACGAGCAAAGAAAGCGTCATACACCTTCGCGGACACAAGGACGGTGAAAATATCTTCCATAGTGGGCGCTTCCACACGCTCACCATGTTCAAGTTCTTCACCATCGTCAGCGACCTGTGGTTCACCAGTGCCTTCTTCTGGTGTGGCGGCAACTTCAGTCTGAGCGACCGGAGGAGCTACGACCGCGGAGTCACAACCCAGTTGGACTCGTACCGCCGAATCGTTTTCCGCCTGAACCACGGTATCCGCCACTTCCAGCAAAGGAACTGTCTCAGGAGTTGCAGTCGTCTCCGAGTCAGAATCCATCATAGCGCATAAATCTTGGAACAGAGATTCAATGTCCTGAATTTCTGTTCGCGGGAGATCAACTTGTGTCTCAACCGCGGAAGGTGCAGACGGGCCTTCTCCGACTACCTTCCATACCATGCGCTTGCTGGTTGTGGGCACTCCTTGGACTGGCTCTACGCAAGTCCCTTTGCCTTTGAGGTCCCGCCGGGTAACGGAATCTTGTGGGCAATCTCCTGCTGTGGGAGTGTCTGCAGTAGACGGTGAGGAGTCAGTCTCCCACTCATCGTCATCTTCAGCAACAGCAGAGCCCTTAACGAATCCCACGTGAATATCATCAACGATGGGAGGGCTAGACGGCACAGTACCTTCCGGCTCTGAGAGTCCACCGGTGACAGTGGAGGAAGGTTCCCCGCTCGAAATAAGCTGTGCGGTTTCCATAGGGGGTGAGAACGGTGGGTGCTGTCGTGCACCAGAACGGCTAGTCACTTCTAGCATAGTCTTCATGAACCAGTGGTTTGAACACTGGCGGTGAGAGGAAGAAAGTCCAAGGGAGCTGTTTCCATTCGCCAACTTCAGCACAAGAGCCTCCCCAGCGCGTTCCCAGTGGAGATTTCTTCCACATTTGGGATTGCACTAACCGCACGGCCCACCCAGTTAGTAGCCCTGGGCTGAGCGGGATTGGTTATTTTATGGTTTGGATGCCTAGCCAACGAAACCACCAGCTCTGTCTAACTGGAAGTTGAATTGACTATTTTGACAGCGAAGTTCTGTGCATGTTGGTACGGATGGGCCGAGTTGACGCCTGGTCATACTCCAAGGACTTGGCCGGTTCGAGTGGGAATTAAATCACCAAACGACTGGGCGGCTCTTTGCTCAATTTA